ACGCTGCCACGCTGTCCCAGCGCCTCGTGCAGTACCAAGCGGTCATTCAGCTCTCGCAAACCGCGCCGGACATCTACAACCTGCCGCAGCTCCACCGTGGGATGCTGGAGGTGTTGGGTATCAAGAACGCGGACAAACTCGTGCCCCTGCCGGAGGACCAGAAGCCCAAGGACCCGGTGACTGAGAACATGGCCTGTCTCAAGGGCGAGCCGCTCAAAGCGTTCCAGTACCAAGACCACGAGTCCCATATCAAGGTGCACATGTCGGCCATGCAGGACCCGATCATCATGCAGCTTGTGGGACAGAACCCCCGCGCTCCGATGATCCAAGCAGCCATGATGGCGCACATCGCCGAGCACGTTGGCTTCGCTTACCGCCAGAAGATCGAGCAGCAGCTGGGCATGCCCCTGCCACCCGAGGACGAGAAACTGCCGCCGCAGATCGAGCTGTCGCTGTCTCAGATGATGGCCCAAGCCGCGCAGCAGGTGCTCCAGCAAAACCAAGCCATGGCGGCGCAGCAACAAGCTCAGCAGCAGGCGCAAGACCCGGTGCTCCAGATGCAGCAGAAGGACTTGGAGATCAAAGAGAAGAAGGTGCTGGCCGACGCGGCTGCCAAGGCAGACGACCTCGAACTGCGCAAGCAAGAGCTGGATGCGCGCATGGAGTTGGAAGGCCGCAAGCTTACGGTGCAGGCTCAGAAAGACATGCTGACTCTGGCCGCCAATCAAGAACGAGAAGGCGTCCGCATGGGCGTCGATATCGCAAAGAGCAAAGCCCAAGCGGCGGCGCAAGCCCGTGCGCAAGCACAACAACAGAGGACCAAGCCTACTAAATGATCCAAGACTTCGCACGCGTACTGCGCGACAAGATACGCACCGACATGAACAACTACGCCGATGACTTGGCCGGCGGGGCATGTCGCTCTTTTGACGAGTACCAAAAACTCTGTGGTGTCATTCAAGGTCTAGCCACTGCAGAGCGCCATCTCCTCGACCTTGCAGAGAAAGTTGAAAAATCAGATGAGTGAAATCATTCTGCCGCCGGGCATTACGTTGCCCAAGCACGTCCAACCTCTTGATGCCCCTGAGGCGGATGCAGACAACGAAACCAAGGCCACGGCTTTGCCAACGCCCGCCGGTTACAAGCTGCTGTGTATCGTCCCAGAAGTTGATGAGAAGATTGCTGGCACGTCCCTCGACCTCGTTCGAGATGCCGCGACTTTGCGAGTAGAAGAACACGCCACCACAGTGTTGTTCGTGCTCCGAGTCGGCCCCGACGCGTACAAAGATACCGCCAAGTTCCCCACAGGTGCGTGGTGCAAGGAAGGTGACTTTGTTCTCGTGCGTACCTACACCGGCACGCGGTTCAAGATTTTCGGAAAAGAGTTCCGAGTCCTGAACGACGATCAGGTGGAGTGTGTTGTTCAAGACCCTCGCGGGCTCACCCGCGCATAAGGAGAGTTCATGTCTGAATATAAGTTTCCCGACGAGCAAGACGACAACACTAGTGTTGACGTCGAGTCCAAGGAAGACAGCGAAGTAAAAGTCGGCGTTAATGCCGATGAAGTCGAGATCGAGATCGTCGATGACACCCCCGAGCGTGACCGTGGCCGCAAGCCGCTGGATCGTGAAGTGGCTGATCCGACGGACGAGGAGATCGATGGCTACTCCGACAACGTCAAGAAGCGCATCAAGGAACTGACCCATGCGCGTCACGACGAACGCCGCGCTAAAGAATCTCTCCTGCGCGAGAAGCAAGAGCTAGAGCGTCTTGCACAGTACATGGCCCAAGAAAACCAGCGGCTCAAGCAATATGTGCAAACCGGGACCGAGCAGTACGCCGCGTCTCAGGTGCAAGTTGCGGAGTCTGAGCTGGAAAAGGCCAAGAGTCAGTTGCGCCAAGCCACCGAGTCTTTTGATTCGGACGCCATCATCGCGGCCCAAGAGGCCATGATGGAAGCTAAGATGAAAGTGCAACAGGCTAAATCTTTTAAGGCGCCCGCTTTACAAGAGCAAGAAGTTGAGGTACAACCCGCTTCACAACCTGCACCCCGGCAGGAACTGGACCAAAAAACCCTGAGCTGGCAGGCAAAAAACCAGTGGTTCGGTTCGCAGGGGTACGAGGAACTTACCAGCTTCGCACTGGGGCTGCATCAAAAACTGGTGAACTCGGGGGTAGACCCCCGCTCTGATGAGTACTTCGAGAGGATCGACTCTCGCATGAAGGACAAGTTTCCCGAAGTTTTCGGGGAGCAACGGTCCCAGCCGCAATCCGGCGGTGGCTCCAGAAAGCCTACGACGGTTGTTGCCCCGGCGTCTCGTTCGACGGGTGCAAAGAAAATCCAACTCACGCCGAGGCAAGTCGCTTTGGCTAAAAAGTACGGACTGACCCCGCAGCAATACGCTGCTGAAGTAGCAAAACTGGAGAAATCGAATGGCTGAAACTTCTACCCGGACCCCTCGTGACCTCGTGTCACGCGACAAAAGTGCTCGTTTGGTGTACACCCCGCCGAACGCGCTTCCTGATCCGACACCCGAGCCCGGGTATGTGTATCGCTGGATTGCGACGCACGTCCTTGGTGAGGCCCAGAACACGAACGTGTCTACCAAGATGCGTGAAGGTTGGGAGCCGGTGAAGGCGGCGGACCATCCGGAACTGATGCTGGAAGGTAATGCGAAAACTGGCAACGTCGAACTCGGCGGCCTCATGCTCTGCAAGATGCCCCGTGAACGTGCGCAGGCCCGTGACGACTATTACGCAAACCAGAATCGCGCCCAGATGGAATCTGTCGATAACAGCTTCATGCGAAATAACGACCCGCGTATGCCTCTGTTCGCCGACCGCAAGTCGTCGGCCAGTCGCGGAAGCGGATTTGGTTCTGGTTCAAAGTAATCTTTGGAGTTTTAAATGGCTTCTACCGCTTCTCCCTACGGGCTACGACCCGTAAACCAGTTGGGTGGCACCCCCTATGCAGGTGCAACCCGCACTTACCTGATTGACCCGGCAGGTACCGCTTCGAACATTTACAACGGCTCGCCCGTGTACGTGAACTCGTCCGGTTATCTGGCTGTGGCTACCGCCACCGGCGCTGACGCGACGACTAACGGCTTCCCTGTCGGCACCTCTAACACCGGTATCGTGGGTGTGTTCGTTGGCTGCTCGTACTACAACGCCCAAGGCCAATTGATCTTCTCCCAGTACTACCCCACCGGTGTGACTGGCGTGATCCAAGCCTCGGTTGTTGACGATCCCAACGTGGTGTTCCAAGTCCAGTCCGCTGGCTCTGTGACGCAAGCCGCTGTGGGCGCGAACGTGTTCTTCAGCACTGGCGCTGTTGCCACTGGCAGCACCACCACGGGCAACTCCACGGCTTCTATCGTGGCAGGCGCTTCGGCTGTGACCACCACCGCAGCTTTCCGTGTTGTCGGGTTCCCCAACGTGCAAGGCTTCTCGGTTGTGGGCGACGCCTACACCGACGTCTATGTGAAGATCAACCCCGGCTATCACACATTTACCAACGCCGTTGGTCTGTAAGGAGTAACATAAAATGGCTATCTCTCGTGCACAGCTACTTAAGGAACTCCTCCCCGGCCTGAACGCTCTGTTCGGTATGGAGTACGCTCGCTACGGCGAAGAGCACAAAGAAATCTACGAAATCGAAAAGTCTGAGCGTTCCTTTGAAGAGGAAACCAAGCTGGCCGGTTTCGGTGCTGCACCCGTCAAGAACGAAGGCTCTGCCATCGCTTACGACAACGCGCAGGAAGCTTTCACTGCTCGCTACACCCACGAAACCATCGCCCTTGGCTTCTCGATCACCGAGGAAGCTGTGGAAGACAACCTGTACGACAGTCTGTCTGCCCGCTACACCAAGGCTCTGGCTCGTGGTATGTCCTACACCAAGCAGGTCAAGGGCGCTGCCGTCCTGAACAACGGCTTCAGCCAGAACTACCTCGGTGGTGACGGCGTGTCCCTGTTCGGCGTGAACAGCTCCGGCACCCGTGTTGGTCACCCGCTGGTTGGCGGCGGCCAGAACTACAACAGCCCGACCACTGGCGTCGATCTGAACGAAACCTCGCTGGAAAACGCCACGATTCAAATCGCTGCGTGGACCGATGAGCGTGGACTGCTGATCGCTGCCAAGCCGGTCAAGCTGGTGATTCCGCCGAGCCTGATGTTCGTTGCCAAGCGTCTGCTGGACACCGAACTGCGTGTTTCTACTGCTGACAACGACATCAACGCTATCAAGCAACTGGGCACCATCTCTGGCGGCTACACCGTCAACCACTTCTTGACCGACACGAACGCTTGGTTCCTGACCACGGACGTTCCCAACGGCATGAAGATGTTCGAGCGTGCAGCGCTGACCACCTCTATGGACGGCGACTTCGACACCGGCAACGTCCGCTACAAGGCCCGCGAGCGTTATTCGTTCGGCTGGTCTGATCCCCTCGGCATGTGGGGTTCTTCTGGTTCTTAATCGACCGGAAACTATGGAAAAGGGGCCTTGTGCCCCTTTTTCTTTTGCTGTATATTGCTTCAAACCCGGGGTCATCCGGTGTTGCTGACAGGTCCCGGCCTGACGACATGCAGACAGCAGCACCCCAACTCGCATGTGAGGTCATAAATGGCTCGTACTACCTTCCAAGGTCCCGTCCGTTCGCTGGGCGGTATTTATCAACAGGGCCCCGCTGCCGTTGTCGCAATCACGGCCAGCACCACTCTGAATCCCATTGATCATGGCGGTCGCATTCTGACTGTTGGTGGCACTCTGGCTGCTAACGTCGTGCTGACGCTGCCCACGATCAACGCCTCGAACAACGACATCACCTCTGGCCCCGGTCAGGACCCCAACACCCTGAACAACGAAGGTGTGGTTTACACCATCTGGGTTCCCACCACCATCGCCACCTCCTCGCTGAAGATCGGCACTGACGGCACCGACCGTTTTGTTGGCTCGGTTCTGTCCATCGACACCGATAGCTCGGGTGCCGCAGTGGGATTCACCGCTGGCGCTAACGACGACTTCATCAACCTGAACGGCGGCACCACCGGCGGTGTGGCTGGCACTTGGATTCAGATCGTCGCTGTTGCCGCGCTGAAGTACATGGTCACCGGCACCGTGAATGGCACGGGCACTGTTGCCACTCCGTTTGCAACCTCTTAATAGGGCCGCATCATGACGATGCAATATGACGTTAAGTCAACCCATAGAAACTCCTCGGGGTCCATTTTTGGCTCCCGGGCGCGTATCAAGGGGTTTTCTATCTGCGCGACTGCCAGCCTAGCTGGCTCGTTGTTGCTGAAGGACGGCGGTTCCGGCGGGACCACGGTGATTGAAGTTGACATCCCATCTAACTCCAACCCGAACTCGTTTTATATTTTGGTGCCGGGTGAGGGGGTGCTGTGCTCGACTGACATCTACGCATCGCTGACGAACATCGCCAGCGTCACGGTGTTCTATGGCTAAGACCGCAGCATGGACTCGCAAGGAAGGCAAGAACCCCAAAGGCGGCCTGAACGCCAAGGGACGAGCCTCCTACAACGCAGCCAATCCGGGCAAGCCCGGCTTAAAGGCCCCTCAACCAGAGGGCGGCAAACGCCGCGACTCTTTCTGTGCCCGGATGACTGGCATGAAGAAAAAGCTGACCTCGGCCAAGACCGCGAACGACCCCAATAGCCGGATCAACAAGAGCCTTCGGGCTTGGAAATGCTGACATGACTGAGAAAACAGAAACCGTTAAAAACGTTCTGGACTTCGTGGCCGTGTTCACGGCGATTGGCTCGTTCTTGCAGATTCTTACCCCGGTGTTTGGTCTGATCGGCGCTATCGTGGGGGTCATGCGCATCTACGAGATGGCGACCGGGAAAGAGTTTTCTACGCTTTGGCGCAAGAAGGCTGCTGATGCCGAGCACGAGTAAGAAGCAGCACAACTTTATGGCTGCGGTGGCTAACAGCCCCGCGTTTGCCAAGAAGGCCGGAGTCCCCGCGAGCGTGGGGAAAGACTTCATCAACGCGGACAAGGGCCGCAAATTTAAAGAAGGTGGTGACACTATGGCTTCCAAAATGAATGCGGGCTTTATGGCGATGATGGCTAAGAAAAAAGGCATGCCCGCCAAGAAAATGGCTTCTGGTGGAATGACCAAGATGGGCGCTGTGAAGACCGCCGCCCCCAGCAAAGACGGTATCGCGTCCAAAGGCAAAACCAAGGGCAAGATGGTCAAGATGGCCTACGGTGGCAAATCCTGCTAAGGACTACCATGTACGACGAACTTCAAGCCAAGAAGAAGCCTCGGGGCCTCAAGGGCGGCGTCTATACGGAGGATTCTGGCCTCCCGCCCCCGCAGGATATTGACGGCGGCTCTGCCCCCCGCAAGCCCAAACCTATGGCCAAAGGCGGCGTTACCCGTGCAGACGGATGCATTGTTAAAGGTCACACCAAAGGTCGGATGGTCTAAAAATGGCCGAGATGTTGACGACCAAAAAGATGTATGAGCAGCTCACTACTGAGCCAGCAAAAGCATCGATGGCGCACACCACCAAGGCTATGAACATGGCGAGCAAGATGGGCAAGCCGCCCGAAGAGAAGAAGATGGCCAAGGGTGGCTGCTGCCGTGGCGACGGCATCGCTCAGCGGGGCAAGACGAAAGGCAGGATGGTGTAATGGCTAAAGGCAGGAAAACAGCGGCTATGCTTGGGCTTCTTGGCGCAGGCGCACTTGCAGCTAAACAGATTCCGTACTTAGGAAGAGTTGACCTCGACGCCGGCCCCAAAGCAACAAGGCCCGAGCTTGAGAATAGGATGCCTGAGTACCCGGTTGTATCTGAGGAAGATCGAACAGCCGCCCGCAAGCGAGTTTATGCCACTGAGCCCAGCCTTCGTGGCACGCTCAGGACTGAAGACTACCGACCAATCCTTTCAGGCACGGGCCTTCCTATTAAGACTGGTGGGATGAAAAAAGGCGGTGTCACCCGTGCAGACGGGTGCATCACCAAGGGCCACACCAAAGGCAGACTCGTATGATGGCCAGTCGCGGTATGGGCGCTATTGCCCCCAGCAAGATGCCCAAGGGAGTCCGTAAATCTCGGAGAGACGACACGGATTTTACGGAATATGCTGAGGGCGGCAAGGTCAACGCTGCGGGCAACTACACCAAGCCGGGGATGCGCAAGTCGCTGTTTGAGTCCATCAAGTCTCAGGCGGTGCAGGGCACGGCGGCAGGGCAGTGGAGCGCGAGAAAAGCGCAGCTTTTGGCTAAGAAGTACAAGGCCAAGGGCGGCGGGTATAAGGACTGAACGTGAAGGCCCCGCAGCAATCGCTCAAGGACTGGACCGCCCAGAAGTGGAGGACTAAAAGTGGCAAACGCTCTTCTGACACAGGTGAACGGTATCTTCCGGAGGCTGCTATTAAAAGTCTCACTCCGTCTGAATACGCTGCTACAACCCGGGCCAAAAGAGCGGGTAAAGCCGCCGGAAAACAATTCGTAAAGCAACCACCTAAAGTGGCAGCAAAAACGGCGAGGCATCGATAATGGCAACCTCTGGGACCTCAAGCTTTAACCTCGACCTCTCCGAGATCGTTGAAGAGGCGTTTGAGCGCTGTGGCTCAGAACTGCGCACGGGCTATGATCTGAAGACGGCGCGTCGGTCTTTGAACCTGATGTTCGCTGACTGGGCCAACCGTGGCATCAACATGTGGACGTTTGAGCAGGGCACGCAGACCCTGACTCCGGGGGTGGCTACCTACACCCTGCCTGCCGACACGGTTGATCTTCTTGAACACGTCATCCGTACCGGTGCTGGGAATGCCGCCACGCAGGCAGACCTGACGATCACGCGTATCAGTGTTTCTACCTACGCCACCATCCCCAACAAGCTCCAACAAGGCCGCCCCATCCAGATTTGGATCGAGCGTCTGAACACCCCGCAGTTCACTGTCTGGCCGGTGCCGGACAGCTCTCAGACCTACCAGCTCGTCTACTGGCGGCTGCGCCGCATCCAAGACGCGGGTAACGGCACCAACACCATGGACATGCCGTTCCGGTTCATCCCATGCATGGTGGCGGGTCTGGCCTACTATTTGTCGATGAAGGTCACGGGGGCCGAGGCGCGCATGCCCGTGCTGAAGCAGCAATACGACGAAGCGTGGGCGCTGGCCGCTGAGGAAGACCGGGAAAAGGCCGCTGTGCGGTTCGTCCCGCGCCGGCAGTACTTGGGTAGCGGCACCTAATGGCTAATCGGTTTGCTTCAGGCAAAAACGCCATCGCCATGTGCGATAGGTGTGGGCAGCGCTTTAAGCTGACCGAACTCAAGACTGAGATCATCAAGACCAAACGGTATCAACTGCTGGTCTGCGGCTCTTGCTGGGACCCGGATCATCCGCAGCTTCAGTTAGGCATGTACCCGGTGGACGATCCACAGGCACTTAGGAACCCCCGCCCAGACAGCACGTATCAGGTTGCCGGTACTGGGCCTGATGGGTACACGACTGGGGGCAGTCGGGTTTTTCAGTGGGGGTGGAACCCTGTTGGGGGCGCATCGTTTTTTGATGCGGCGCTGACACCAAATAACTTGGTTTTGTCAGTGCAAATTGGTACAGTAACGGTTGCAACGACGTAAGGAGTCGATCATGGACAAGAAAGATTTGGCACAGGACAAAAAGACGGCGGCAAAGGCTGTGCATATGCACGAGAAAACTCTGCACCCCGGCAAGCCTCTGACCAAAATGAAGGCTGGTGGCAAGACCAACGCCGACATGCTCAAGTACGGGCGCAACATGGCTAAGGTCATGAACCAGCGTAGCTCTGGTCGCAAGGGAGGCTGATATGGCAACGTACAAACAACCCACTAAGGTCGCAACTCCGGTTGTCGGTCAGATGCCGGTGAAGGAAGCTTTGAAGGCAAACGTCTCCGTTGCCAACGAGCGCACGAACGAATACGACGGGGTAAAGACCTCGGGCATCAAGATTCGTGGCACTGGCGCGGCTACCAAGGGCGTGATGGCCCGTGGGCCCATGGCTTGAGGTTTAAATGAACTACGCCGCGTTGGTCACCGCTATTCAGGACTACACTGAGAACACGTTCGACTATTCGACGACGCCGTCGATCATCAACACGTTTATCAAGCAGGCCGAGCAGCGCATCTACAACACGGTGCAGTTCCCTGTACTCCGCAGGAACGTCACTGGCTCCACATCCTCCAGCAACAAGTACTTGTCCTGCCCGGGCGACTTCCTGTCCGTCTATTCGATGGCTGTGATTGATGCGTCGGGCAACTACGAGTACCTGCTGAACAAGGATGTGAGCTTCATCCGTCAGGCGTACCCCAACCCCAGCACTACGGGCATCCCCAAGTACTATGCGCTGTTCGGCCCCACGACCACCAGCGGTCCTAGCCCTGTGTTGACGGACGAGTTGAGCTTCATCCTTGCCCCCACGCCAGATGCCGTTTACACCATCGAGCTTCACTACTTCTTCTATCCGGAGTCGATCACGGTTGCTGCGGACGGGCAGACTTGGCTGGGCGATAACTTCGACACGGTGCTGCTCTACGGTTCGCTGGTAGAGGCGTACACCTACATGAAGGGTGAGACGGACATGATGGCCCTGTACTCTCAGCGGTACAGCGAGGCCCTGTCTCAGGCCAAGCGTCTGGGTGATGGTCTGGAGCGCAGCGATGCGTATCGCAGTGGTCAGGCTCGCATGGCTCCTCTACCTCAGAATAACGGAGTTGCCTGATGGCCTTCACAGGTAACTTTGCCTGCAACACGTTCAAGACGGGGCTGATGAAGGGCACCTTCGACTTCGATGTCGATACCTATTACATCGCCCTGTACACCAACGCAGCCTCGTTTGACTACTCGACAACCGAGTACACCTCGACCGGGGAAGTTGTTGCGTCCGGATATTCGGCCAGTCCTCTGACGGTGACTGTGACCCCTACAACTGGGTCCACCGGGACGGTGGCCTACATCTCGTTCAGTAATGTCTCGTGGACCGCAGCGTTTACAGCACGCGGTGCGCTCATCTACAAGCCCGGGGCTAACGGGGCTATCTGCGTGCTAGACTTTGGAAGCGATAAGACTTCCACGACGACGTTCACAGTGCAGTTCCCCGCAGCCACCAACACCTCTGCAATCATCCGAATCGCGTAAGGAGCGACCATGTCTCACGAAATTGCTAAAGCCTCTGATGCTGTTGCTGGCGGTCTGGTCGCTGGTACCCGTCACACTGAAACCGCCAAGGCCACGGGCCGGTTCCGCATGGAATGCTACGACAAGGACGGCCTACTCAAGTGGTCCGCCGAGGAGAGCAACCTTGTTGTGAACGTCGGCCTCCAGTACATGGCTGGCACTGCCCTGACCAGCACTGCGCAGATCACCACTTGGTACATCGGCCTGTACGGCGCTGGCGCTTCTAACACCCCGGCGGCTGGCGACACGATGTCGTCCCACGCTGGCTGGACTGAGGTGACCCCGTACTCTGGTGCGCGTCCCACGGCTACCTTTGCTGCGGCTACCAACGCCAACCCCTCGGTGGTGACCAACAGCGCCTCCCCGGCCTCGTTCTCCATCAACGCCACGCAGACTGTGGGCGGAGCCTTCCTAGTGAGCAACAGCACCGCTGGTGGCTCGACGGGTACTCTGTTCTCTGCTGCTGACTTCCAGTCCCCCGGCGACCGCTCGGTTGTGTCTGGCGACACGCTGAACGTCACCTACACCTTCAGCTTGGCGGGTTAATGAGGGTATGGTCAAGATCGACTTCGAGTTTGACTCCCAGTACGGCGTCTTTCGGGACGCCCTTCACTTGCCCGAGGATCACGGGCTGAGTGACGCTGAGATTCAGGCGCTGAAACAGCAGCGCTTCGACAACTGGCTCGCCATCGTAACCGCCCCCTCCGAAGAACTACCTCCGGTAGAATCGCCCCCTGAACCGGGGGTGTAAATGGCTGATCGTTACTGGGTAGGTGGCACGGGGACGTGGAACACCACCAGCACAACAAACTGGTCCGCATCAACTGGCGGAGCTAGTGGCGCATCTGTCCCCACCGTAGCGGACAGCGTCTTCTTTGATCAGGCAGGCACTTATACCGTTACGGTGAACGGAGCCTTGGCGTGTTTGGATATCACGGTATCAGCAGGAACTGTTACATTTTCTAGCGCCGGGCTTCCTGGTCTTACAGTTGCCGGATCGATGAGTTTGCTTGCTACCACTACATGGAGCGCTCAAACTACATTTACATTTACCGCCACTACTACCGGAAAAACTGTAACAGCCAGCAATCCATTTTCTGCTTCAGCCTTTAACTTTAACGGTGTTGGCGGTGGATGGACACTTGGCAGCGCAATATCGACTGGTGGTGGAACGTTTGTTGTAACGGCGGGTAGCGTTGATTCTGCAAATTACAGTATTACCTGCAATCAATTAGGTTTTTCAGGATCATCAGTTCGATCTTTAATTCTTGGATCAAGTACGGTTACGGTAACCGGAACTCAAGTAAATGTAATCATCGCTGGAACGATAACAAACCTAACTTTTAATGCCGGAACTAGCCAAATTAATCTTACAAGTGGCTTGCTCTCAGGGATTTCTTCGGGCGGGCTGACTTTTTATAATATTGCATTTACCGGAACAACTGCCGGAACGCACGCCATTACTGGCAGTAACACGTTCAACAACCTTGCATTCACCGCCCCTTCCGCCGCAGGTTTGTCCCTAGTAACATTTAACGCGCAGCAGACCATCAACGGCACCCTGTCCACCACGGGCACGGCGGGCAACCGGCGGGTGTTCTTTTCCTCCGCCACCTACGGCATCTCTGTTGACCTAGTAGTCAACTCTGCCCCCAGCCTGACAGACGCAGACTTCCGGGGTCTCTATGTCAGGGGCACATCGGCCCCCATCAGCGGCACACGAATCGGCAACCGTGGCGAGTGCAGGGGCATCACGTTCAGCACGCCAAAGACGGTGTACTTCAACGGATCGGGCGCTGGGCTTAACTGGAGTGGTAATTCATGGGCTTTATCTTCTGGTGGCGCAGTCAGTACAGATAACGTGCCTTTGGCGCAAGATACGGCCATCATAAACAACTCTTCAGTATTTACGCAGTTGGTCTTAGATACTGCCGTATTGGCGCTCCCGACAATTGATTTTTCTACTAGAACCAATGCGTTGAGTGTTACGGGAACTGCGGCAAATACAATTTACGGTTCTTGGACTAATGGGTCTGGCATAACTGTAACGATGGCAACAATACTTATCTTTCAGGGTGGAGCAACCCAAACCATCACCAGCGCAGGTAAAACATTTTCTGGCCCCATCACCGTCGACACCTACGGCGGCACAGTACAGCTTGCTGATGCGTTGAACCTTACGGGGCAGACCTTTACGGTTACAAACGGGACGTTTAGTACGGCAGGCTTTGCAGTAACTGCTGGTATATTTTCGTCCAGCAACAGCAACGTAAGGACTATTAACCTTGGCGCAAGTGCTATAGTTTTGTCAACCACAAGTGCTCCTGTTGTTTTTACCACCGTAACTAATTTAACTTTTAATGCCGGAACATCTACTGTTACTGTTAGTTTTAACGCTGGCGGAAACCAAACTTACAATTGGGGTCAAATAACTTGGTACAATGTAATATACGTAAATCCATCCTCATTTTCTTATATATTCGGCCAAGCAACAACTTTCAATAACTTAACATTTCCTACGCAGAGTTCGCTTGTACTGACAAATAATATTACAGTTAATGGCACATTAACATGTAGTGGAGCATCTGCGTCTTCAAGAAACAGCATAGTATCCAATACTCTTGGCACTCAACGCACACTCTCAGTCAACAGCCTCTCTGCCACTGACTGCGACTTCCGAGACATTAATCTTGCTGGCACTGCTGCGGGGTCTTCGCCAACTCGTGCGGGCAATCTCGGTGGTAATACAAATATCAACTTCCCCGCAGCCAAGACGGTTTACTGGAACCTAGCGGGCACGCAAAACTGGACAGCCAATGCATGGGCTGCATCATCGGGGGGCTCACCTGCCGTCAACAATTTTCCGCTGGCGCAGGATACGGCAGTGTTTGATAACGCCGGTGCTGCGGGCACGATAACATTTAACGGTTCTTTGCCAAATATTGATGCGTCGGGCAGGACAACCGCCGTCACGTTTACCACTAGTATATTTAGCTTCAATATCTATGGCGATCTAAAACTTGGAACAGGTGTAACTTCTTCCAGTGCATCTGGCGCACTTGTTTTTGCTAAAGACGGCTCTCAGACAATCACCAGCAACGGCGTTCAGTTTGGCTGCAACGTCACCATCAACCGCCCATCCGCAACCGTCCAGCTTGCCGATGCGCTATCCCTAAACTCGGCCCGTACCCTGACCCTCACCAGAGGGACGTTTGACGCTGTCACCTACAACGTGACTACGGGGTTGTTTGGAAATAGTTCTACCAGCAACACCCTAAGAATGGGGTCCGGCACGTGGACGCTGTCTGGTACGGGGACGGTTTGGAGTTGTTCTGTAGCACCCACGATAGTTTGCGGAATATCAACAATTGTTATATCTGATACGTCCACAACTGCCAGAGCTTTTGATGGCGGCAACCTGTACTACAACAAGCTGACCGTTGGTGGTGCGACGGGGACATCTACGCTAACGATTACTGGATCGAACACATTTGGTGAACTAGCTTCTACCAAGACGGTGGCCCATACCATCACACTGCCGTCTAGCACAACAACAACGGTTGGAAAATGGTCCGTCACGGGCACTGTGGGCAACGTAGTCACACTGGCCCCATCCACCGCTGTTACCGCGTACACACTCTCCATATCTGGTCCCGCCAACACCGGCATCGACTACTTGTCGATCAGCTACTGCACTGTTGCCACCACCAGCCCCGGAGAGTTCTATGTTGGTGTAAACAGCACCAACACCGCTGGCAACACGCGAGTTATCTTCACTGCTACCCCTGCGGCCCGGACACTCTACTGGGTAGGCGGTACGGGCAACTGGTCTTCTACGACCAAGTGGTCAACATCTTCTGGTGGTGGCTCTGGCGCGGCTATCCCAACATCCCTAGACGCGGTTGTCTTTGACTCTGCTTCCAACGCCACGGCCTACACAGCCACCATTGACGCAGGCGTGACTCTGGCTCGGTGTGCATCGTTCACCATGGCTGGCCCCGCCGCAGGTAACGTGACCTTTGCCGGGACTGTGGGTATCGCCTTCCACGGCAACGTCAGCTTTGCGGCCACCGGTATCACCCGGACATACACGGGCGGTATGCAATGGGCCGGTAATGCCAGCTACACGTTTACCACGAACGGGTTGACGCTAAACTCTAATTGCACGGTTACGGGTATTGGCGCGACGTGGACGCTTGGCTCGGCCATTACAACAGGCTCAAATACAACAATAACATATGGAACTTTTAATACTGCCAATTTTAATTTAACAGGTTCCCTTTTTTCTAGTAATAACGGAAATATAAGGTCTATAAGTTTGGGGTCCAGCACGATCACAAACAATACCACCACAGCATCGCCTGTCAACCTTACAAATAATACAAACCTTACATTTAATGCTGGCACGTCAACTTTTTTAGATACAACAAATAAAGGTGGCGCTAATTTTAACGGCGGCGGGTTGACGTTCTATAATGTTTCTTATACTGGGACACTATCTGTTGGTGGGTCTTTGAATATTATAGGAACCAACACGTTTAATTCACTGTCATTTGCTGGGCAAACGGCTGTTGGTATTTTTACTGTTACGTTTAGTGCCAATCAAACAATTACCACCCTGACTTTGAATGCGGGTTTTTCTTCTGCCTGCCGTACATTCCTAGCCTCTGACACAATTGGGACCGCCAGAACCCTAGCAGTCACGACGCTAACCGCAGGCGCTACGGATGTTGATTTCCGAGACATTACGGTTACTGGCGCGGCGGCCCCCATTTCAGGCACACGGTTTGGCGATGCTAAGGGCAACTCAGGCATCACGTTCCCGGCAGCGAAGACGGTCTACTGGGCAGTGAACACTGCTAACTGGGGGGCGGGAAGCGCGGGTTCTTGGGCCGCAACATCAGGCGGCGCTGCCGCGAACGATCAGTTCCCCCTCCCCCAAGACACTGCCTACATCCCGTTTGCCACGCCCACCAGCGGCAGCACCATCACGGTCAACGCCAACTACAACATTGGCACGATAGAGATGAGCAACCGTAACGGCAGTGCGCTGGTTACGTTTGCAACGGGCACGACAACGCCTTCGATCTATGGCAACTGGATCAACGGGACGGGAACGACGTTGAGCGGTAACGGAACAATGACGTTTGCTGGTCGGGGCAGTCAAACAATTAGAAGCGAAGGGAAGACGTTTACGCAAGGCTTCACAATAAATACGCCGGGAGGGTCGGTAACCCTTCAAGATGCCTTTGTCTGTAATTTAAATGCGGCGGGGGCACTAAGTCCTTTGCAGGGTACTTTTGATGCCGCAACGTATAACGTCACTTTATCAGGGGCGTCATCAGCGGTAAGCGCTTCCGGGACGGGTGTTCGGACGGTGGCTATCGGTTCTGGAACTTGGACTATTGCCGGAACTACTGGATGGACTGCGGGTACTTCTACCAACCTTACCGTCACAGGTACTGGCACCATCACCATGACCAGCGCCTCCTCCAAAACCTTTAACGGAGGCGGTATCTCCTACTCCGGCATCACTCTTGATCAAGGCGGCGCGGGCGCATTGAGCATCTCGGGCAACAACACCTTCAAGACAATCACCAACACGTACAGCGCCACGGGCGCTACGTCTATTTCTCTTGGTGGCACAACAACAACTCTGACCGATCCTTGGACTGCCACGGGCGCAGCCACCCGGGTTCTGACTCTTAGCGGAACGTCTGCCGCTTCTCCCGCCACTCTGGTTTACACCGGCGCAGGAGTAGCCGCAAACACGGTTGACTACCTTTCCATCAGCAACGTCCGTGCTTACCCACTTGTTGATGAGTGGTACGCAGGGGCCAACTCCACCAACGGCGGCTCTCTAGGCTGGTACTTCGTTGCCGCAGGCGGCACGGTCTACGCTGCGACCATTACTGAGACGGGTACTGGCTCCGACTCTATCCTTGCCCGGGCGATCTTCAACAGCATCATCTCCGAGACCGGCACCGGCACGGACTCCATCAGCGCAAGCCTTGGAGGGATCACCTACCTCGGCACTATTGAAGAGCTTGCCACTGGCTCTGACGCTGTTCTGGCTCAAGCTATCTTCCGGGCATCGCTGGCTGAGTCTGGCACAGGCACCGACACCATCTCCGCACGGTCTGCGTTTGGCACTGCGATCCTTGAGTCCGCAACCATTGCCGACACTAACCTTGCCCGGCTGATCGCCCGCGCTACGCTGTCTGAGACCGCCACTGGGTCTGACACTGAGTCCGCCAGTCTGTCCGCAAACTCTACGCTGGCAGAGACCGCCACAATCACCGACGCGAATGTTGGGCGCATCAGCTTCCCTACGGTCATCAGTGAAACGGCCTCTGGCTCCGATACCGACGCAGCCAGCCTAACTATTAATCCTGCGATCTCTGAGACTGCCACGGGTACGGATGCTGTTTCTGCCCGGGCGATCTTCCTTGCTGCGGTTGCTGAGTCCGGCACGATCACAGACCTGATCTCCGCAATCAAGGGGTACTTCGTTGCCATCCTTGAGAGCGCTACTGGCACGGACACCTTCTCTGCCAAGTACACCACCCTGCCCAGCGTCTCCGAGACTGCCACCATCACCGACGCCAACGTCGGGTTCATCAGTTTTCCCACGACGATTTCCGAGACCGCAACCGGTACGGATACTGACTCCGCCCAGTACATCACCCGGCCCAGCATTGCTGAGTCCGCTACTGGCACTGAGACTGTCTCTACCCTCTACAGCACCAACCCCAGCGTTGCCGAGTCTGCTACCGGCACTGAGACTGTCAGCCCGCGCTATATCGCCAATCCCAGCATCGTGGAGTCTGCGTCCATCACTGACGCAGTGGCTGCCCGGTACATTGCCCTGCCCAGCATCTTTGAGTCTGCCTCCGGGTCGGACATCATCGTTGGTGGCCTGCGCTTCATAGGCGTTATTGCAGAGACTGCTACGGGTACTGAGACCGTCGCCGCCCGGTACATCACCAACCCATTCATCGCAGAGACAGCCACCGGCTCTGACACAGACGCAGCCAGACTGTCTGCCGCAGGGATCATCTCCGAGACCGCAACCGGCACTGAGACCATCACCACCCGGGCCACGTTTAAATCAGATATTGCCGAGTACTCATCAGTCGTTGAGATTGTCCGGGCATTCTTCACCGCCGCCGCGCAGGTTAGCGAGCTTGCCACGGGTACTGATCAGGTCAGCGCCTTGCGTGCGTTGGCTGCGGCGGTTGCTGAGACAGCCACGATCACAGACAGCCTGTCCGCCCGGGCGGTGTTTATCGGGCTTCTCCAAGAGGCAGCTACAGCCCAAGACGCTGTAAACGCTCCGGGCTCGACCTACAACATCTTGATGCAGGAGCTTGCGCAGGCGCAGGATGCGATTACCACGCAGGCCATCTTCTTGGCTTCTCTGGCCGAGACCGCCACCGGCACCGAGACCAACAGCGCAGCCTTTATCCCCCGGGCCACGATCACCGAGTCGGCCACCATCACGGATGCAGTGAGCGCCCTCCAAGCGTTTGCCGCCAGCATTTCCGAGACCTCCGCAGCCTCTGACTCAGTGCTGGTTGCTCCGTCAATCTTCAACGCCATTGCTGTTGCCTCTGCTACAGCCCTAGACAATTTAAACGCACCGGGCAGCATCTACAACGTCACTATCCCCGAGAGCGCCACCCTGTCCGACAGCGTGATCGGGGCGTTCCTGTGGAACCTGATTGACGATTCCCAGCCGGAAAGCTGGCAGAACGTGCTGGACGCACAGTCTGTTACTTGGAGCGCCATAAATGCCAGCCAGACTGCGGGCTGGGGGGAAGTTGATAGTGCGCAGGCTACCTCATGGGGTAACGCAGACTCTGCTCAGGCCCCGGGCTGGCAGGACGTGCAGACCTCCCAAACTGGGACTTGGAACTCCGTGGATGACTCCCAGAGCGTTAACTGGCAAAATGTGGTAGATACGCAGTCGGTTAGCTGGAACGACATAAACGCCAGCCAGAATGCCGGGTGGGGGAACACGGGGAACGCTCAGTCTGGGACATGGAACAACATTGACGACGACCAAGACCCGGACTGGGTAGACATCCCGACATTGAATTAGTTACAAGGAGCAACGAATGCCTTCTTCTTATACCCCTCTGTTGGGATTTGTTCAGCCATCACCGGGGGAACTCACGAATACGTGGGGCGGTGTTGTTAACACCCAGCTTACTGACTTGGTTGAGGACGCGATTGCTTCCGCGTCCACTCAGAGCGTAACGGCTGGCGATTGGACGCTGACTACTGATGGCGGCGGCGCTGCCAACCAAGCACGTAGTGCGATCCTGATTGCTACGGGGACTCCGGGCACGACACGCAACATCTATGCGCCCAAGCAGGACAAGGTTTACGTTGTTATCAACAACTCAGACAGCAGCGTAGTTCTCAAGGGCGGTCCTACCTCCCCGACAACGGGTGTCACTGTTGTGGCTGCTGGGATTTCTCTAATTGCTTGGAACTCCAACGTCGGAGATTTTGTTGCTGCGGCGGCAGGTGTTACGAGCCTAACTGCCGGGTCGGGGGTAAGTGTCAGCGCTTCAACCGGTGCAGTGACGGTAGCCAACACGGGCGTGACCAGCGCAGTTGCTGGGACAGGTATTGGTGTCAGCGGCGCTACGGGCGCAGTGACCTTTACGAACTCTGGGGTCACCAGTCTCGTTGCGGGGACTGGAATTAGTGTCAGCGGCGCTACTGGCGCAGTCACTGTGAGTTCAACCGCTGCCGGTACGGTTACATCTATCACCGCAGGTGCTGGCCTGACCGGCGGCACCATTACTACCAGCGGGACTATTGCGCTGGACTACTACACGGGTAGCTCTACTTCTAATAGCAGTTTCCCGATTGGTTCTTATGTATTTGTTAATGATCAATCTACTCCCCCTAACAGAAATCAATCAGCGTCTGTTTATTTTAATTCTTCTACGCTTTATGATTTTAATTTTTTCTCTGGTGGTGGTTCAACAGCTCTAGCTGGAACATGGCGATCCCGAGGGGTAACTAGCATTTCCCAAGGTTATCCTTGCTCTTATGGTTTAAATTTAACCCTAATGCAACGCACCGCCTAAAGGAACATCATGCATACTATTGGCACCATTACTTTTGGCGCGATCCGCAACGTCCGCAAGTCGGGCGACGAAGAAGGCGTTTATTTCGCGGATGTAGAAATCTCTCCTGAAGAAGGATTCCCGTTTGAGGTCTGCCTGTACTGCGCTCGCTCTGACGACTACGCCAAAACCGGCAAGTGGGTGTACCAGCAGATCGTTGACGGCAACATCGAAGGCCAGATCACCCAGCTTGCGCCCGGCGTTGACCCAGTGACTGGGCAGCCTCAACCGCAGCAACCAACCACTCAAGGGGCGCAGACGCTGTGATCCCGGTCGCTCCCCGCTTCACCGTCACGCAGAACGGGACGACGCTTACCGTCTACCATGCCGACGCTGGGCAGGGGCTACCGCGCCATGAGCACCTGTACTCTCATCTAACCATCTGCACCGCCGGGCGTTGCGTTGTCCGCAAGGAAGGCCGTCAGTTGGAGATGACCAAAGACACCCAGCCCGTGAACCTTGTGGGCAGCGAATGGCATGAGATTGAAGCGCTTGAAAACGGCACGGTTTTCGTGAATGTCTTTGCCTCTGTCTAATCATGATCGACCCAATCACCGCATTTGCCACTGCGCAAGCTGCGGTGGCGGGCATCCAGAAAGCGCTCAAGCTGGGAAAGGACATTACCGGCTGCATCAAGGAGTTCTCGGCGCTTTTTGAATCAGCCGACGTTATCAACAAGGCAGCGAACGATGCCAACGCTGGGAAGTCCGATGCGGCGCAGGCGATGGAGATCGTCATGCAGCAAAACAAGCTGCGTGAGGACATGGAGCATTTAAAGCATCAATTGGTCTACGGAGGTTACCCAGAGTTGTGGACCCTCTTTCTCCAGAAGCACATGGAGATTCAAAGGGCTAGGAAGAAGAGGGAAGCAGAGGAGAAGGCGGCGAAGCTAAAGCGTAGGCAAGAGCAGGCGATGTTTGTCCTGTACACCTGCATCACCGTTGGGTTTGTTGCTTTCCTCATCGGCTTCGTTTACATCATCATGCAGGTATGAGTGAAGAGAAGATCAACCACAACAGCCTGATCGACAAGGTCCTCGGGTATGTGGACTCTCCGTTTAAATTGTTTGCCATCGTGCTGATGGCTGTCTTCGCGTTCACTGGATACTTTGTCTGGCAGAACCAAGAGTTTCTGATCGGTGCGTACAAGGAGCAGAAGAAGCTGCCCACGATTGCCGAGGACCGGGTAGAGGACGTGGCCGCGCATCTGTTTAAAAACACAGGTGCCGTGGTGGTAGCGATCTTTAAAGTGAACCCGATCTTTGGAACTCGTGTCCTGTACCGGGCCTACACCAAAGACGGGCGAGATAAGACGCATGAGGGGCTAGATGTTGGCCTGTTCACCCCCAACGCCGCTAACAATCGGGATGTAGTGGCACTCATGGCAGGAGAGATTCCGTGTGGCGCGTACAAAACCGCGCAGTCTGAGATCGGGCTGTGGTATATCGAAAAGGGCGTCGTCTACGGCTGCCGAGTCAGCGTCCCGCCCGAGCAGGGTAAATTTATAGGCCAGATCACGGTAGGCTGGAAAGAGGAGCCACCGGATGTAGATGCGTACAGGGTTCTTTTGCAGATCGCAGCAACCATGTTATCTAGGAGCAAACAGTAATGGAATGGCTTAAACAAATCGCCCCCACTATCGCTACAGCGATGGGTGGCCCCTTGGCCGGTATGGCCGTCTCTGCAATCTCCAAGGCTATTGGCGTGGAGCCGGAGAAGGTCGGAGACATGATCTCCAACAACAAACTGACCGCCGAGCAGATCGCGCAGGTCAAGATAGCTGAGATTGAGCTTCAGAAACAGGCGCAAGAGCTTGGCCTGAACTTTGAAAAGCTGTCGGTAGAAGACCGCAAATCCGCTCGGGAGATGCAGGCTACGACCCGCTCTATCGTGCCCCCGGCGCTGGCTGCGATTGTCACCGTCGGGTTCTTTGGCATCCTTGTGATGATGCTGCTGGGCAAAGTGGACTCCAACAACCCCGCCATCCTGATGATGCTGGGCTCCCTCGGCACCGCATGGACGGGCATCATTGCATACTACTTTGGCTCCAGCGCAGGCTCCCAAGCCAAGACCGATCTTCTCTCTAAGGCACCAGCAATCAAATGAAAGAAAACTTCGACTCCGCTCTTGAAGCCATCCTCCACCACGAGGGTGGGTATGTAAATCATCCGGCTGACCCCGGCGGCATGACCAATCTGGGCGTCACCAAGCGCGTCTGGGAAGAATGGGTCGGCCACGAGGTGGACGAGAAGACCATGCGGGCGCTGACCCCTGAGATTGTTGGCCCCATGTACAAGGCCAAGTACTGGGACAAGATCAAGGGCGACGATCTCCCTGCCGGGGTGGACTACATCGTGTTTGATGCCGCTATTAACTCTGGCCCGGGCCGGGCGGCTAAGTGGCTACAGCAAACCGTGGGGGCGATTCCAGACGGGATGATTGGCCCCGGAACGCTGGGTAAAGTGGCGGCTATGCCTGCGGACGATATTGTGGAAAAATACCAGCAAACCCGCTTGGAGTTTCTGCGGTCCCTGTCAACTTGGAACACCTTTGGTAAGGGGTGGGGTCGCCGGGTCCAAGAGGTCCAAGTCACTGCCGCCAAGATGACCGAGTCTGAGGCGTAAGGACGCACCCATGCCGCTCCAAAAAATCCTTCTCAAGCCCGGTGTAAACCGAGAAAACACCCGCTACACCAATGAAGGCGGTTGGTACTCGTGCGACAAGGTGCGGTTTCGTCAGGGTACGCCCGAGAAGGTTGGCGGCTGGGAGCAGATTTCTGCCTACACATTTGAGGGCATATGCCGGTCCTTGTGGACATGGTCGTTAATCAGCAACCCATCGGTGGTGACGGGGGTCGGCACAAACCTCAAGTTCTACATTGAACAGGGTGGCGCTTACAACGACATCACCCCCATCCGGGCAAACTCCGGGGCGCTTAGCAACCCCTTTGCAGCCACCACAAGTTCTACAACCGTCACCGTCACGGACACGGCACACGGCTGCACCACAGGGGACTTTGTTACCTTCGCCGGTGCGTTGGGTCTTAGTTATCAGACGTTTACACGCTCCACGGCTACGCAGTTTATTTTGACTTCCGCACTGGCTACCAACACGCCGGTGGTTTTGTCCGTCTCTTCTGGTGGCTCTCTACCGGCGGGGTTGACCGCCGGAGTGGTGTATTACATCCTTGTGGTGTCTGGCACCACAGTCAGCTTCACCAACAACATAGGCGGTGCGGCCATCACCACAACCACGGCAGGCTCTGGCACTTTCTCTCTGGAGGTTAATCAGGGCATTACCGCCGCTGTGTTGAACCAGAACTTCCAAGTCACGGTCCTCACCGCCAACACCTACACCATTACCACTTCTGTCGCTGCCACTGCATACGATACTGGAGGGGGTGGTACTAGCGTCAACGCCACGTATGAAATCCCGGTTGGCAACGCAACGCCGACACCGCTAACTGGCTGGGGCGCGGGGGCATGGGGATCGGGTGCGTGGGGCATTGGAACATCCAGCACGCAAGGCGCTCGCCTTTGGTATCAGAGTAACTTTGGTGAAGACCTGATCTATGGCTACCGAGGCGGCGAGCTTTATTACTGGAACGCCCTGCTTGGAATTCTTGCGCAGGCATTTACAGTAACCATCGCATCCCCGGGGGTGGTGACATATCTGGGCTCCCCACTACTGGATAACACGGCGGTTGTCTTGGAGACAACTGGGGCGCTACCTACCGGGCTCACTGCCGGTACTGTCTACTACGTGGTGAACTCCACGGGCACGACATTCAATCTGGCGGCCACTTCTGGTGGGGCCGCAATTACCACTACCGGGACGCAGTCTGGAACGCACACTATTTCTGTGCGCGGCATACCGCTTACCAGTCTGTCCGGCGCATCGGATGTGCCGACAGTGGTGAACAACATGATTGTCTCGGATGTCAGTCGGTTTGTGATTGCCTTTGGGTGCAACGCTATCGGTGAGACAGAAATTGACCCCATGCTGATCCGCTGGTCGGATCAAGAATCGGCAGTCAACTGGACCCCTGCGGCCAACAACCAAGCGGGCGGTGTGCGCCTGTCGCACGGCTCTGAGATTCGCACCTATGTGCAAAGCCGTCAGGAGATCGCAGTCTTTACGGACTCGGCAATTTACTCGCTTCAATATCTTGGCCCTCCGTATGTTTGGGGTGTCCAGCTTCTTGGCGACAACATCTCCATGGCGGGGGTCAATGCGGTTACCACAGCCTCCAGCGTCTTGTACTGGATGGGTGTGGACAAGTTCTACAAGTACGACGGTCGCCTTCAGACCCTGCGCTGTGACCTGCGGCAGTATGTCTTTGGCGACATCAACCTTGCGCAGCAGGATCAGTTCTTTGCTGGAACCAACGAAGGCTTTAATGAGGTCTGGTGGTTCTACTGCTCTGCGGATTCGACCACTGTCGATAAGTATGTCGTCTACAACTATGCCGAAGATATTTGGTATTACGGCGACATGGCGCGGACAGCTTGGATCGACTCTGGTTTAAATGAGCACCCACTGGCTGCCACGTACAGTGAGAACCTTGTGTTCCATGAGCTTGGGGTGGACGACAACGTGACCGGGACCCCGGCAGCTATCGACTCCTATATCACCTCTGCCGAGTTTGATATTGGTGACGGGCACAACTTCGGTTTCGTCTGGCGCTTGCTGCCAGACATGACGTTCCGGGGGTCCTCCGCTGCCAACCCGCAGGTGACCATGACGCTCCTGCCCTTGCAGAACTCCGGCTCTGGCTACAACGTCCCGCCTTCTGTTGGCGGAACGGACAACGCTTCAGTGGTTCGCTCTGCGGTGGTTCCTGTTGAGCAGTACACCGGGCAAGTGCTGATCCGGGTGCGCGGACGGCAGATGTCCATCAAAGTTCAGGGTAACCAAGTCGGGCTTCAGTGGCAGCTTGGCGCTCCCCGTATCGACATCAAACCTGATGGTCGGCGCTGATCTATGACTCTTATTGTTACCTCAGAGTTTGAACTCAACAGGGTTGTTGCGCCCCGTCTACCGAACGCGCCGGAGTTGTATGAGAAGCGCTACCACGATCAGTTTGCAGACATTCTGCGGCTGTACTTCAACCGGCTGGACAACATTCTGGGGCAACTCACAGCGGCTATGGAAACCATTCCTGTCTCAATCGGCGGCACCAACATAGATGCCTTCGGGCGGCTGCGGGTCAGCAACCCTCTGACTCTGTTTGACTCCTCCCACCGCTACGCGGACAACAACCTGTGGGTCAACAGCATCACCGGCACCGCAGCAGCCACGTTCAGCGCGGATGAAGGCTTGATCAACCTGACTGTTGGCTCTGCCAGCGGCGATCAGATCATCCGCGAGACCATCAAAGTCTTTGCCTACCAGCCGGGCAAGAGCCTGTTGGTAATGAGCACCTTTGTGTTTGGTACGGCCAAGGCGAACCTGCGTCAGCGTGTCGGCTACTACGGCGCTGCCAACGGCATCTACTTCGAGCGTGACGGGACGACCAACTATATGGTCGAGCGCAGCAGTGTGACGGGGTCCGTGGTCAACACCCGGGTGGCTCAGGCTGACTGGAACCAAGACCCGATGGATGGCACCGGCCCGTCAGGGCTGACGCTGGATTCCTCCAAGGCGCAGATTCTGTACATGGACGTTGAGTGGCTGGGCCTTGGCACGGTCCGCACGGGCTTCATCATCAACGGGGCTTTTGTCCCGGTGCATAACTTCGACCACGCCAACCTCGTCACCACCACATACATCACGACCGCCTCCCTGCCCCTTCGGTATGAGATGACCAACACGGCGGCCACCACCGGGACCAGCACGCTCAAACAGGTCTGCTCGACGGTAATCTCTGAGGGCGGGTATGAACTGCGTGGGGCGCAGCTATCCGCCGGAACTCCCATCACAACCCCGAAAACGCTGACCACTGCCGGGACGGTTTACCCAGTTGTTTCGTTCCGCCTAAAATCAACGCGGCTGGACGGTATCGCCATCCTGACGGCCATATCAATCTTAGGTGTTACCAACAACGCAAACTATCAATGGTCTGTAGTTGTAAACGGCACCACGACCGGCGGCACTTGGGTAAGCGCGGGGACAAACTCTTCGGTTGAATACAACATCACCGGCACGGCGTTTTCCTCTACTGGGGGGCGCATCTTGGCGACGGGCTATTTCCAAGGCTCCAACCAAGGGGCTACCAGCGTTGACATTTTGAAAGCCGCGCTGTTTACCACCCAGTTAGAACGCAACCCTTTCACCCCGACTGCTTATGAGATCACGCTGGCCTGTACAGCGGCATCCAACGGGGATCAGGTGCTTGGCTCTCTGGATTGGGAAGAGATCAGCCGCTAATTGCCTCTGAAGTTACCCCATGATACTATCCACTAACCCTTCTTCCGTGAGGCCACAATGAGCCTAGCCCTTGCCGCTCAACACCTTGCAGCCAAAGGTCGCCACGGCGACTCCACGCTTGTGCACATGACTCCCGGCGAGGTTGCTGGGCTCCAAGCTTTGGCACGCGCTCATGGTCAAACGCTAACCATCAATCCCGAGACTGGCCTTCCTGAAGCGTTCAGTCTAAAGTCTTTGCTGCCGATGATTGCTGGCGCGGGTCTGTCGATGATCCCCGGTGTAGGTCCCGTCATGGCGGCTGGCCTCGTTGGTGGTGGCACTGCGCTGGCTACCGGCAGTTTGCAAAAGGGTCTCATGGCCGGCCTCGGTGCCTATGGTGGCGCGGGTATTGGCGGGGCTTTGTCGGGTGCTGGCGCAGTTCAAGGTCTGAACGCAGCCAGTGCTGAGGCTGCTGCAGCAGGTCAAGCTGAAGCCGCAAAACAGTTGGCTGACGCCAACATGATGGCAAAGTACCAAGCGGCAGGTATTAGCCCGGAGCAAGTTGCTCAAAGTGCTCGTGAGTTTGGTTCAAACCAATTTACCCCTGCTGCGCGTGCTGCGCTCGTCCCGCCATCTGCTACGTCTAACTTCGACAACATGGTGTCGGGCTTCAAAGGTCTTGGTACTGAGGCTGGCCGCAGCGCAGTGATGGAACAGATGGGCGGCCTCAAGGGTTTGGGCAAGTATGGTCTGGCAGCGCTCAGCCCGTTGATGATGTCGCAATCTGAGCAAGCTGCTCAGCGTCCGACAGAGTACCCACACCGGTTTGAGTTTGACGCTGGTGCTACGGGCGCTATTCAACGTCCGGGGGCCGGCCCGGTCAGCTATTTCAACCCGCGCCTGCGGCAAATGGCTGAAGGTGGCAGCACCGGCATGACGGGCCAGTCGGATGAGTACTACCGTTACTTGATGGGCCTTGCCCCATCTCCTTCCGCAGCCTATGCCGCACCTGTTGCTGCCCCCGCTGCGACTCAAGCTGATACTGCCCCTCTGACCGTCACCAATCCTTTGGCTGCACGCCGTGATGTCAATTACTCTGACCCCGGAAGCATGGCGTTTGACGATCCCAACAACCCGCAGAATCCAAACGCTTGGGGGAACCTAACGCCTCTGGAGCAAGCTCAGTTCTATTCCATGAATTCGGGACTGCAAAAGGCTTCAGGCTTTTTGCAAGATGCTTTTGGCCGCACCGCCCTTGGAGCTATTCAAAATTATTTTGTTCCGGGGTATGTTCAGCAGCAAAAAGATATTGTTAGTGGGAAAATGCTAAATGATTACATGCAGCAGTACGACCACTTTGGTAACCCACTGACAATCCCAGATATTGAAGCCGCGATGGCTAACGCCATTGAGGCGCAATACAATGGCGCGGACAACGATGATGCAGCCATGGGCGCTGCAATTGCAGCGGCAGGCCAGCCCGGCGTGGACATTGGTTCTATAGGCCCTTCAATTGGCGACGCTGTTGCTGGCATTACTGATGCTGATGTTAGCGCCGCTGCTGACGCTGCCGCCGCCGCCGAAGGCGACGGTCTAGCTCGCGGCGGTCTCTCCTCCCTCGCCTTTGCCCAAGGCGGCTACAACCTTGGCGACTACTCCGACGGCGGCAGGCTTCTGCGTGGCCCCGGTGATGGTGTGAGTGACTCCATCCCTGCGTCTATTGCCAACAAGCGCCCCGCCCGGTTGGCTGATGGTGAGTTCGTAGTGCCGGCCCGCATCGTGTCTGAGTTGGGTAACGGCTCTACAGAAGCTGGCGCTCGGCAACTCTACGCCATGATGGATCGTATTCAGCGTGCCCGTAAGAAGTCTGTCGGTAAAGGTAAGGTCGCCGTTAACTCTCGCGCTAGCAAGCTACTGCCGGCATGAAAATCAGCGTCGTCCCGATGAGCCAATTACTGGGCGTCGTGTCGGCGCTCAGGCCATATCTTGAAGAGTCGGCAAAATGGTCTCGCGGGCGCGCTACTCCTGAGGACATCGTCCGGTTCCTGATCAACGGCCAGATGCTCTTGCTTGCGGTGCACAATGATGACTCGGTGTACGGGCATGTGATCTGTGAGGTCAAGGCGTATCCTCAGTGCAAGATGCTGACTGTTCAGTACTGTGCAGGGGAGCCGCACCACATGGAGTTTGTGGAAGACGAGATGTACGCGTTGCTGGACAATCTGGCAACGCAAGCCGGGGCTGCTGGTATTGAGTTTGTGGGCCGTCCCGGCTGGAAAAAGTCTGCGCAGAGCCATGGCTACGAAGTGCAAAGCGTGACCTACCAAAAGTTTTTTGAGGTGACCAAATGATTATTCCGAGCAAACATTGCGGCTATGGCGAAGGCGGTCGCCTCACCAGCACCCGGCGCGTCTATGACAGCGGCGGCGGTTCTCAGACTTCAACGCAGATTGCTGATCTTCCCGACTGGGCAAAAGGTACGGCAAAGAACGTGCTTGGTGCCGCAGAGAGTACGGTTTTCCGAACAGACCCCACCAGCGGCAAGATTTCCGGGTTTCAGCCGTATCAGCGTTATGCTGGAGAGCGCACGGCGCAGTTCACCCCCTTGCAACAGCAAGCGTACGGTGCCGCGTACAACATGGATGCTGGCCCCCAAGGATTTGCGCAGGACATCGGCCAGTACATGTCGCCGTACCAGCAGAACGTCATTGACCGGGAGAAAATGGAGGCTGCTCGCACCTCCCAGATGCTAGGTCAGCAACAACAAGCGCAGGCTACCCAAGCAGGTGCGTTTGGCGGCTATCGTGAAGGTATTCAGCGTGCGGAGCGTGAGCGGGGCCTCCGCTCTCAGATGCAGGACATTCAGGCCCGTGGCTCTCAGGCAGCGTATGACCGCGCTGCGGATCAGTTCCGTCAGGGTATCAACCAGCAGATGGCTGTGGGTCAGCAGCAGGCGCAGTTTGGTACGCAGCAACAAGGGCAAATTCAAAAAGCGCTGGACACAAACTACCAGAACTTTTTGGCAGAGCGGCAGTACCCATACCAGCAAGTTGAATTTCTGTCGAACATCCTGCGCGGTACCCCGATGGGCATGACCAACTCGCTCTACGGCGCTAACCCCTCTATCGGATCGCAGCTCGCTGGCCTTGGCACTGCTGCGTACGGAGCAAGTAGGCTGGGCATGTTTGCCGAAGGCGGCGAGGTAACCGCTAAACCCAAAAGCAAGAAGAAAGCCGCCGGCCTTGCCGAGTTGGCTATGACCAAAATTTGAGGACGCCATGCTGAACGTCAACGCAATCACTTCCACGCTGGCAAAGATGCCAGATGCGGCGTTGCAGAAGTACGCTTCGTTGCACAAGGACGACCCGTACATCATGGCGCTGGCTGTGTCCGAGTCCAACCGCCGCAAGCAAATGCGTGGTGCTGCGCAGGCACCGCAGGGTATGCCCGAACCGCCCAAGGTGGCTGATCAAGCCGTGGCCGAGATGGCACCCCAAGAGCTGCCTGAAGATCAGGGTATTGCACGTTTGCCTGCCGGCGACATGAACTTCGCCGATGGCGGCATCATTGCGTTTGGCGATGGTGGGGAAGTTGAGCGGTATCAG